TTAAAAAATATAAGCCACCACTTATATATGACACACCTGTGGTAAAAAAACAACGCATTGCGTAGGGTAGTGCGTAGCAAAAAACATGCCAAGTCGCCGCACCACGTAGTGCTGTATGGATGTACAGTGGTATTAATACAACATATTACTAGTAACACTATGTAATATTAGTAAGTATATATATAAGTATATTGATATATAAGTATATTATTATATAACTGGGGGCTAATATAAGTATATAAATATATGTTTATATAAGAGTATGTTTATATAACCACGCATCGATGACAGACCATCCATAAGCAACGGCTTATATAAGCGATGGCTGATATTTAGGGGCATAGCCCCCCTACCCCTACCAAGGGGGGTCGCGTGCGTTTCATTATTGCATAAGCACCTTAAAATTATCTCATAAAAATTATTGCTTGGGGGGTATATGTAAACTTTTATTATTTATTGTCTCTAAACCACCATACAAGCTATTTTTTAAGTAAGGGATGGAATGGCTAAACTTTCTTTAACAACTATTACAAGTCGATATGCTAGCGTAGACGCCCTAAATGCCAACTTTGAGGCTATTGAGGAGGCGCTAGAGAACACGCTGTCACGAGATGGCACGGCGCCGAACGTGCTGGAAGCAGACATTGACGTAAATGGTAACAGAATTCTCAACCTACCCACTCCTTCTACGTCGGGAGAGCCGATAAACCTCGGGTGGGCTGTCGCCAACTACCCAGATTTTCAAACTGTGGCTGGGTTGGCTACAGAAATTGAGGCTTTAGGTGACATTGTTACACAAATTATTGAAGTTTATAACAAACGCAACAGCATCACTACGGTTGGTAATAACATTGGTGCGGTAATAAATGTTGGAGACAACATTAGTAACGTAGTTACAACTTCAGCATACATTAATCCAATAATTACTGTTAGTAATAATGTATCTTCTATACAAACAGTTAAAAACAACATAAATAGTGTCAACACTGTAGCAGGTGCTATTAGTAACGTTAACACGGTGGCTGGCTCCATTGCCAGTGTAAACACGGTGAGTGGCATTTCCTCTGATGTAACGGCTGTAGCTTTGATAAACGGGGATGTCACTACGGTATCTGGCATCTCTGCTGATGTGACAACGGTTGCTGCTGATGGCACAGACATTGGTACGGTGGCTACTAACATTGCAAATGTCAATACAGTGGCAGGTATTTCTGGAAACGTTACAACGGTAGCAGGAGACACAGCCAACATTGGCACAGTTGCAGGAAACATTGCTGACGTAAACACTGTTGCTGGCATTTCTACAGATGTTTCTGATGTAGCTGGCATTAGTACTAATGTAACAACTGTAGCTGGTATTCAAAGTGATGTGTCTACTGTAGCAGCTAATAACGTTAACGTTTCTACTGTTGCTGCTAACATTGTGGATGTCAATGCTTTTGCTGACACCTACTTTATTTCCGCAACTGCCCCGTCTTCTCCCACTACAGGTGATTTGTGGTACGACACAAGTGTGTCTTCTATGAAAGTGTACAACGGAACTACTTGGAGTGTATTAAATGTTACTGATTCTATTAATGACCTGTCAGATGTAGATACCACTACTACTGCGCCTACAGCAGGGCAAGCGTTAGTGTGGGATAGCGGTACATCTCAATGGGAACCCGGAGATGTTACATTTGAGCCGTATGTCGCACAAAATACATATGTAGGAGAGGACGCATTAGCTTCTTTAACTACAGGAAACTATAACACTGCTTTCGGAAATGAGGCATTAACTGCTTTGACTACAAGCGGTTTTAATGTTGGTGTAGGTGCGCGTGCTGCTAGATATTTAATAGGAGACTATTGCACTGCGGTTGGCTATCTTGCGTTGTCAGGAAGTATTGGAAGCAATACAGGAGACCACAATACAGCTATAGGTTATCAGGCATTAGTTGACAATAGTACACCAAGTTACAATACTGGTGTAGGAAGTTATGCTGGTCGTTACAACCAAACAGGTACTTATAACACATCTGTAGGCTATTCTACTAATAATAATTTTTATAATACAGCTACCTCTTACAACACCGCTTTGGGATATACCGCTGGCAATAGTAACCGAAATGGCTCTTATAACATATTTATAGGATACAACGCCAATAATTATTATACCAATAGTAGTGATAATGTTGTTATAGGGCAGTATGCAAGAGGACAACATCAAGGAGGTGTTGTTATAGGTAATTATGCGTGTTACAACCAAACAGGACAATGGTATAACACTGTTATTGGCGTAAACGCAGGGAGAAATGGAAATGGACAATTTTGTACGGCTATTGGTAGACTCGCTAACTACAACCTTTTCGGCTATTATAACACAGCAGTAGGAGATACTGCTTTATATTCGCTATCAAATTCAAGTTTTAATACAGCAATAGGTACTAATTCACTTAAACTTGCAACTAGTGGTGAATATAATTGTGCTGTAGGTTATGATTCTGCGCGTTCCATAACTACAGGAAACTATAATACAAGCTTAGGCACTTATGCTGGGTACTCATCAACTACAGGAAGCTATAATGTAACCATAGGGTATAATTCAACTACAAGTAGTACTACTTCTAGCTATCAATTTACATTAGGCAACACTAACATTACTAATTTGCGTTGTAATGATACAACTATTAGTAGCTTGTCTGATGAACGTGATAAAACAAACATTCAAGACATCACTTGGGGCTTAGACTTTATTAACGATGTACGTCCTGTCTCGTTCCAGTGGAATCGCCGCGATGGCTCTATGGGCGACACCAAACAAGTTGGTTTTATTGCCCAAGAACTGTATGATGTAGAACTAGAGCATAGCAGTACGCAACACACTAAGATGGTATTGTGGGATAACCCCGACCGTCTTGAAGCTGCGCCTATGCGGATGTTCCCTATTTTAGTAAAAGCAGTGCAAGAATTGTCTGCTCAAGTTGAAACATTAAAAGCTGAAATTGCCACTTTAAAAGGAGAATGAAATGGCTGTAAACGAACTCAACCGCGATTTTTTGCGGCTACTACATATGTGTGATGCAATTGAAGATATTATTGCTGGGACTAAACTACGTGAAGTAGATGTACCCGAGCGGCGCATGAATGTAGGTGGTATAGTAATGCATCTTGAATCTGAAATGCTTGATGACAAGTGGGTAGAAGCAGGTAAAGATGTCACTCGGATTAATGAAGTAATTGCTACTGGCAGGGCTTATTGGAAAAGCACTGATTAATCATGCCGGGAGACGTGCAACTTTCGGATGCTCAAATTGACGCCATTGCTGAGAAAGCAGCAGAAAAAGCGTTTAATAAAATATATGCTGAAGTAGGTAAGTCTGTGCTAACTAAGCTAGCATGGCTTACTGGTGCGGCTGTAATTGGTCTGTTTATTTGGCTAGGAGGTAATGGCAGTTTGCCGAAAGGATAGAAAATGATTGACCCAGTAAGTGCCTTTGCTATGGCGTCTATGGCGTTTAAAGGCATAAAAAAAGCAGTGGAGGTGGGTCGTGAACTAGAAGATATAGCGGGATTTTTTGGAAAATATTTTCAAGGAGTAAGTGACGTAAACAAAGCAGCCGAAGAAGCTGCTAATCCTCCGCTATTTAAAAAAGTGTTTGCGTCTGGCTCTGTGGAAGAAGAAGCAATGAACGCTCTTGTCCACAAAAAGAAAATCGAAGAAATGGAACGCCAAATCAGAGAAATGATTACTCTGCGATATGGCGTTGAAGCGTATAAAGAAATGATGCAGATGCGTAGGCAAATACGCGAACAACGTGAACGCACTATCTATAGACAAGCAGCAAGAAGGAAAAATTTTTTATGGAATACTATTTACATTGGGTTAATATCAATTCTTCTTGGTTGTCTGTGGTGGTTGCTAGTTTTCCTCGTTAATTACAAAGGAGCCTAAAATGCCAGAACTAAAAGGTAAAAAATATCCATACACTGCTAAAGGCAAGAAAAAGTACGAAGAAGATAAGAAAAAAGAACAAATGAAAAAAATGACGCAAAAGAAAAATGCGACTCGCCGTAGTTGAATGGGAAGATGCTTGTGAGATTGATAACACGCCTTGGGAATTTGAGCCAGAGGAGCATACGTATACTCCGTACATTGTTACGCAGGTCGGTTATGTCTGTTATGACGGGCCGGAAGGAATTATACTTACATCGGCACATGGTAGTGGGCAGCTTGCTCGGCGTAACCAAATCCCGCGAGGAATGATTCGTAACACAACATATTTGGATACTTATGACGGATAAAAGTAAATATTTGGACGCTAAAGGTAAACGAGTAATTCTTGGGCTGTTTAAAGAATTTGCTCGTCCTGATGTAAAATTTAAACCTGTATATACTATACAGGAGTGGCACGATGTATTTATAGATTGTCGTGACCCATCCGAATACTCTGCTGCTATGATGTTACTTGGTGATTGGGAACACTGGCTTGAGGTGCGTAATCACCCTATGATTAAACAACATGTAGATAAATGGCATAAAGAACTTGAAATTAAATTACGCTCCGAAGCTATTGCCCAAATGCGGTCACATGCTAAACAACAAGGAGGCACGGCTGCAGCTAAATGGCTAGCCGAAAAAGGATATGAGCAAGATAAAAAAGCAGTGGGAAGACCTAGAAAAGAAATCGAACCTGAAGCACCACATACAAAACGCATTGCAGGCGACATGGCTCGTCTGGGCATTGTTGTAGGAGGTAAAGTATAATGCCTTACATGACTAATGGTAAACGTGACTACGATAAACAAAAATCTAATGATGATAAGAATATGAAAAACCGTGCCAAGCGTAATGCAGCACGCCGTAAACTTATGCGTGAAGGTGCTGTAGCTAAAGGCGATGGTAAAGATGTAGACCACAAACGCGCACTCAGCAAAG